GCACCATCACGGACACTTACAATGAGCGTCCTTACGGTGCTTGGAGAGCCACGCAGACGAGTTCTGTGTGGGAGTCGCGCAATGCGAATTCCACGCTGTTCCCGTCCGTCCTCCCTCCCTCGATTCCAAAAGAACTCGATTCGGAGGTAGTCACTTTAGCTTTCGCTGACGCATACAATAGCGCCGGTCAAGCTTTCGTGGATATGTTGGAAGCCGGAGATACACTCCGCATGCTAGCGGACACCTTCTTGCGAGCGGTTAAGCTCGCTCGCCGTACAGTCCGCCACGGTCCCCTCCCAAAGGGGGCTCGTAAATTCCCGAAACTCCACACTCGTGGGGCTATCCGGGACGTTGCATCTGGTGCTGGTCGCGCTATCACCCACACAGGAAATGCGTGGATTGAGTGGCGCTATGGCTGGCAACCTTTGTTGTTGAGTATAGACGACTACTTGACAGCTATGCAAGCTGCCCAGGGCACTATCCGTGTCTTCGGCAGGGCCGCGAAGACTGTCTCTTCGGAGGCATCCGGCCTGAAAGTCTCTACATCCAACGGTTGGGCCAATTGCACGCTAACAACAGACGGCACAGTTGTAGTCAGGAGTGATTACAGCTGCTATGCCGTAGCGGCAGTCGAGGTTCCCATGTCCGTTGCCCGAGCTATGGGTTGCTCGAGTGACTCCATACCATCCGCAGCCTGGGAGGTTGTCCCTTTCAGCTTCGTGGTGGATTGGTTTGTCGATGTCGGATCATGGATACGAGCCGTGTGTGCGCCCCCGGGAACTAGGTTCCTTGGTTCGTCACTTTCGACTCGTTCTGTGCTAACTACGCGGCGCGTTGCTAAGTTTTATGACGCATTGTCCTGGTCAGGTTCCGGCCCCTCCTACTCCACAAGGACTAGGCAAGGCGGTTCTGATACCTGGACGACTGTTGCCACTAACAAAGCTCGGCGCGTTGACGTACGCCCACCTGACCTCCCGCCGTTAAAAGCGGGTTCCCTCTCACTCAACCACTCACTCGATTCGATCGCGCTTGCCATTGCGCAACTGCAGTCCATCGCTAGTGTAAGGAGATGATATCATGCCACTACAAAGTGCGGCAATACAATCAGGGGCCACATGGTCCTCAACGGGGGGCACATCCGTGTCCTTTGCGCCCGACGGCCGTCCGGTTCAGGATGGTGTACGTCTGGTGGTGACTGGCGATACAAACTTGCTCACGCGGCGTTCCCTCGTCGCTAAAAGCACTTTGCCAGCGCCGCCACCCTCGGTGGGTGCTGCGGCGCGCCTCGGCAAGAACGGCATCGTTTATTCGGTGCCCTTCATCGCTGCGGACGGTCGGACTTACAATCAGACCGTGCGTATCGAGATGTCGTTGCACGCTGAGTATAGCGTAGCTAACAAAACAGCCCTCAAGGCTGATGCTGCTGCTCTGCTCGTTGACTCGGATTTCGACAATTTCTGGGTCTCCAGCCTCCTCACTTAGGTAACCAACTTAGGTGTTCGAGGATGCAAGCTGCCTCACAAGGCAGCTTCAACCACCCGCAAACGAGGTGATGTACAATGTCTAGTAAGACTGCAAACCAGGTTACTAGCAGGGCTCGTATCACAGACCGTGATATCGACTTCTGCATGAACCGGCTGATCACAGCCATAACTGACGACTTGGGCCGGCCATTCGTGGCCGGTGGATGTCGCAATTTCCGTTCGGTCATAAGTGACTATTCTCCGTTACAGAGTAAGGATGAAAGCACTCGTGAGTCCGCGACATTCGCTCGTGACTATCTTATATCTAACCTCCTGGATAGATTCATCTATTCGGCTGAGCTAAGTGAGGGTAGCGCCCGTGAGGCGTTGGCGAGGGAGAAATTCCTCCTCAACATTCAAAGGGGCTGTTACTTCAACGAAGCCGTTATGCAACTCGACGAGTGGACGGAGACTATTATTGCCTCCGCTGCGACTAAGATTGCAGAACTGTTAGGTGACCTGGATATCGATGAGATATTCCGGTTAAGTGTTCACGGTCCAAACGCTACCCGAGGAGTGAAGTGGGCTGATGCCTACCAAGGCACCAAATTCACCAGCTTCGACGGTACGTCCGGTGCACAGGATCTATTTTGGAATCACTACCTGCCACGATCGACAACCGAGGCAGAGGAATTGTGGGCGACTCTCATCGCCTACGACATCCAAGATAGTGCTACTCCCGTACCCGGGAACATCATGTCCTTCGTCCCGAAGAACTGGAAAATCTACCGCACAATGTCGGCTGAGCCTACACTAAACATGTATTTTCAGCTAGGCGTTGGCTACGCAATCGCCCGGCGCTTAAAACGCGCAGGTATCGAATTGGCGAGCCAGCCCGAGTGCCACAAGGCACTGACATTGATCGCATCCGCCTTCCCGGAAACGGGGATAGCGACGGTTGACTGGTCCGAAGCGTCCGATCGAATTTGGGTTGCCCTTGTGGGGCGCCTCTTCGTCGGTGCACCGGATTGGTACCAGCTGCTATTGGCGTTGCGGTCTCCAGTTACGGAGGTAGATGGCGAACAGATACCCTTACCCATGATTTCAACTATGGGAAACGGGTTCACGTTTGCTCTCCAGACCCTCATCTTCTGGGCCGTTTGTTCCGCGATTAGTGACACGGTTGCTCATCTACATGATGACCTCCTGTGTGTATCAGTCTTTGGTGATGATTGCATAGTTCCATCGTGCATTGTCCCTCTGATCGACCAGTTCGCCGTCTCGGTGGGCTGGAAGATGAATGCTGATAAAAGCTACGCAGACGGATGGTTTAGGGAGAGCTGCGGTATGCATGCATACCGTGGCGGTGACGTCTCGCCGTTTAAACCACAACGGCCAGATTCTCTCGCGCCAAATACCTTGAAGTCCTGGCTATACACCCTTTACAATAACTTGGGTGCATGCGCCGTCTTAAAGGACGGGCATCCTTCATTGGATAGCTGGTTAGCTGAGTTCCACCACAAGTGGACGCTCGGCTCCATATTCCTCGTTCCGCCTCGGTATCCCGAGAACTGCGGAGCCCGGATTCAGGACCCTCGGTGCTCACCATGGCAGTTAGCGGTCAAGCCGCACTACCATGTTTATACTACCGACCCGACCAAGCCTTCCGGGGTTTGGTCATTCCGACGACTGTCGGCGGTCAGCAAGGATCGCCCAGATATCGAGGAACCCTACTACCAGCGATGGTTGAAAGGTCACTCGACTATGCCACGTGAGTGGCGACATGAAAATGTCCTGCGCGATGTGAGTGCATCCCCAGCCTTCAATGGCAGGGTGCCCCTCAGACGAGGGACGCGATACACGTCACAGGATGCTGAGGTCCATCAATGGACCTACAGTTATCCGGACGAAGGCGCCGCCAGCGTTACTTACTGGCGGTTCTTCCCGATAGAAATTGGCTGATAACTTGCCAACCCCCTCAAGGA